ATATTGCCACTGACTTCGATCATGGGATGGACAAGGCTAAAGGTAATAAAGCCTCAGGTTGGTACAAGGAGTTTGAGGTAAGACCTTCTTCTAGCGATCCTTCGCAAATGGCCCTCTATGCGAAAGTCGAGTTTACCGATGAAGCGGCTCAGGAGCTAAAAGATGGAGCTTGGAAATACTTTAGTCTTGAGTGGGATGATTCATGGCAAGACAATAGTGGCGTTGTCCATAATGACGTTATTATTGGCGGGGCTATTACTAACAGGCCCATTGCCAAGAAAACTCTACCAATCAATTTCTCGGAAGCTATGTGGGATGAAGTTGACGAGGATACGAAAAAAGAGTTTGCCGTCTGGAGCACAGCTTTCGTCAACACTCTTCCCGACTCATCTTTCCTCTATGTCGAGTCAGGCACGAAGGATTCCGAGGGAAAGACTACGCCGCGCTCCAAGAGACACCTACCCTACAAGGACAAGAGCGGGAAGATAGACCTCCCCCACCTTCGGAATGCGATTGCTCGTATTCCGCAGATGAAGGGTATCTCTGCAAGTTTGAAAGGTTCCTTGCAAGCCAAAGCACGTCGCTTGCTTGGTAGCAAGTCAATGGCCGAGACTATGACAGAGGAAGTAAAGGAGGCTTATGATCTTCTGATAGAGGAAGGTTTTGACATAGCAGCGGAGAGTAAGGAGTGGGAGCATAGCGAACCTGGCACCGGATCACCGCCTGCTCCGCGTAGGGACGAAGATGGTTCAGATGATCCAGCAATACAAACAGGTTCACGTAGAGATACACCACCTATCGTAGAAGAACTAGAGAATATGGAGGGAGGTTCACTGTTGACTGCCGATCAGATTGACGAGCTTTACAAGCTCACAGGGATCGAGAAGCCTGCGCCGGAGAAGGATGCAGAAGGTGTAGAGCAGCCTGTAGATCATAGCGAGCTTGTTACTGCTGTTAAAAATAAGTTCGCTGAGGATATGACTCCGGAAGAGAAGAAGTTTTCTGAGGATTATCCTACTCAGTGGGCAGAGATGCAGAGGCTCACTTCTGAAAGCAATGCCCGCGCTGGTAGAGCTTTCAGTGAGTCAGTTCAGACGCTCAAGAAGCAGGACGGCGAGAATCTCAAGCCGACGGAATATGGTCTATCTAGTCAAGCTCAGGTTGTGATTGCAGATGTGCATAAGAAGTTCGCTGAGGGTACTGCAACTGTAGAGGATTTCGAGAATGCAATCAAGGCAATCACTGAGGCTGGAATCGTCAGGTTTGGTGAGAGTGGTTCTACTCAGCAGCCGGAAGCCATCGTTGTGGATACCAACTCTGCTACGGGCATTCGCGATGCTCGCAAGCTGTTTGCTGAGAAAGTTAAGGAGATTCAGAACGAGGGTGATGGTGTTGACTTCAATGAAGCCCTCAGGCTTGCTTCTGCAAAATTCCCTGAACTCGCTGATGCTTACCAGGCCGCTGCGCCTGCCTAGAAAGGTGGTGATTAACTAATGGCGTGGGGAAATTTCATTCTTGATAGCGGCTTCGATGTAACTGCTGCCGTTACCAAGTTTCGCTGCGTGAAGCTAACTGCGGCAGAGATTGTTGGAGCCGTATCAGGAATCGCAGACCTTCCCATCGGTGTTGCTCAGTATAGTGTTGCGACTGCTGAGGTTGCGAAGGGCAAACTAGCTTCTGTTCGCCTTATGGGTGTTACGGAAGCTGAGGCTGCTGGAGCAATTGCCGTTGGTGTAAGGTGTCAGATGGAAGCCGATGGTCGCGTGAGTGCCGAGGTTGGCGCAAGTGGTAAGCGGCTTGTCGGTATTTGCGTTGGGCATCCTGCTGGTACTGCTGGTGATCGTATCGCCATGTTGTTCCTGCCCGGTCTAGGTCTGGCTTAGTAAAGGAGGTGACACTAACTAATGTATGATCCTGGCGATCTTTACGTAGACCCAATTCTGACCAACTTCTCAGTTGGATATAAGGCTCAGGATTTGTTTGGTCTGCGAATCATGCCTGAGACTCCTGTTCGTACACAGAGCGGACGGTATAGAGTTTTCGATAGAAGCAATTGGGTAATCTTCGAGGACTTTCGTGCGCCTGGTACGGTTGCACATGAGGTTCGTGGTGCTAAGTGGAGTGAAGATGTATTCAGCACTAGCGAGCACTCACTACAGGCGCCTGTTCTCGATGAGGAAAGGCAGCAGCTTCAATCTCAGGGTGGTCTTGCAAATGCCGTGTTTGGTGGGGATTTGCAGATTGATCCTGAACGTGATGCTACGGAGCTGATTACTCGCGCAATCATGCTTCGCCATGAGAAACTCGTTGCTGATACTATCCGTAACGTTGCTAACTACCCTGGTGGTAATACGGTTACGCTTACGGGCAGCCAGCAATGGGATAACTACACGTTCGTGACTCCTGCTGATCCCTATAGCATCGTGTCTAACCCTGTTGGTAACATTCTCACAGGTATGCGGACTATTTGGGCAGCTACCGGACGTTATCCTAACACGCTTGTGATTCCTACGATGGGTATGTCATACATCGAGAATCACCCGCGTGTCGTTACTCGCTTCCAGAACTTCTCTCTATCTCAGCCGGATGCGTTCCGCACTCTTACCGGCTTTGAGGGAACAATTCTGTTCGTGAATAGCGTCTACAACGCAGCCAACAACTACGAGGCTACGCAGAACATCACGAATCTTTGGGGTAAGGATGTTTGGCTTGGCATCGTTGATCCTGTTCCGGGTCAGAATACTCTCACGTTTGGTAAGACCTTCGCACAGGTCTATCCTGATGGTAGTGTCCGGCCTACGGATCGTTGGCGTGAAGAGCCTCGCAAGAGTGATATCGTTCGCACGTCGTTCAAGTATGATCTTAAGATCGTGTCTGCGTCCGCCGGTTATCTCATCAAGACCGCATTCGGCGCTAGCGCGTTCTAGGAGGGAGGGTTGAGCTAAATGGCAAAGTTCTATGCTTGGGGCACCATCAACGCAACAGTAGATGATGCCAATGTAGTGATTCAGCCTGGTGATGAGGTTTCGCCAGGTGATGTTGGTATGGAGGACGATCAGTTCCAGCAGGAACTTGTAGATACGGGTGTTGTTAGAGAGTTTCCGTATCCTGAGGATCTTCCTGCGGATCAGTCGCCCGCCGATTATGCGAGGCAGAAGCTGCAAGATATGGCAAATCAGGGCATGGTAATCACGCCTGAGGTAGCTGCACAAGTTGCACAGGGCGCAGCACCCGATGAAGATGCAGTTAAAGAAGCAACAGAAGAACGACAGCAGGCAGATGAGGAAGCTACTAAGGCTGAGAAGGCAGCAGTAGCCAAGACAGCACAGGCAAAAAACGAGACGAATAAGTAATGGCAGACTCAGAGATACTAGCCAGCGTTAAAGACGTTAACGCGTATCTCGAGGATTCGGTTGTTAAAGCCGATGATACGAATACCGATACTATCCAGATATCCGTGGCTAGAGTCATTCGCGGTTTCTTGTCAGGTGTGATACCTGGCGCAGATATGGCACTTTGGACAACGCCAGATACTACGCCAGATATCATCCGTGAATGTGCTTCAATGCTAATAGCGTCACAGTTGTTCTTTGACAAAACCATCCTAACAACCACAACAATAGATGATAGACATTGGGCTCAAATTCTGTATGACAGAGCTATGCTCATGTTGGGAAAGATAGTGGATGGTTCAATATCCATAGGTGACGATGGTGGTACGCCTGTCGAGCCACCTGGTGTTATGTCTACTTTGGACTTCTTCCCCATAGATGATACAGATAGAGCCTTCACGTTGTCAATGCCGATGTAAACAAAGGAGAGAGTATGGCAGTCGAGACTGATAGCGAGCGCAAGGCTGTAAACATTAAGTGGGATGCTAACGCGCTCAACGGAGATACCGTCGATCTTAAGGCTGAGAATGCTGACGATGTTTCTACTCGGCCTGATATCCCTAACGACGGTTATGCGGTAATCACGTATCCTGCTGATTACCACGGTACTTCGCATGTGACGATTACTGACGATGATGGAAACGTTGAGGAAGGCGATATCACGGTCTAAATATCATGCCGGTCTTTGAAGCCCTTAACTTTGGCGACGCAAAAAGGGTCGCTAACAAGTTCGTGCGTAGTGCGGCTGAAGCAGAGCCTACCTATCTTCGTGCAGCTCTACTCGAAATCGCAAGACTCATGACGTTATCTGAGCGAATCACGTTTGCTCAGAAAGGACGTAGAGGCGGAAAAGGCTGGCCTGCCCTGAAAGAGGATACAATCCGCAAAAAGTATAACGAGCGTATCCTCTACACTTCGGGAAGCAATCCGGGATACAGTTCTCTAGGCAATGATACTCTCTATAAGAGCGTAAGTCAGATGAATGCTCCGTATCAAATTCTAAATATCTTCGGATATGAAATGGAGTTCGGTACTAGCAGACCTGAGGCTCAGAGTCATCAATTCGGAGCGCCTAGTAGAAACATTCCTCAGAGAGAATTCCTTAAGTTCACGGGCGGTGATAGACAAGAATGGAACACGGTTCTACGTAGGCATCTTACGCAACCGTGGCGTCAAACCTCAGTTCCCACAAGAGCAGCATACAGATCGCTTAGCGGGGCTGAGGGAATCCAACTAGGTAACATTCTGAGTAGATATGGCAGCGCCTAACAGCGTATTCAAAAATATCCTTGCAGCCGCTCAACTAGAAGAGGCTGCTATACAGCAGTTGATTAAGTGGCTTCCCACGTATATACGTGAAGTTGAGCGGCTCAATGATCTGCCTATCGGAGAAATACCGTATCCCAAATACTACACCAATCGCAACTCCTTCGACGTTCAGC